GACGTGCATTAAAACTATATTTAGGTATCTTGCGAGTATGATGTTCGTGATTGTGTTTATGTGTAGGATGGCAGAGAAATAATTTATAATATTAATAACTAGGAGGTCTAGCAATTAGATGGAATTAGATGATTGGCAGAGGGAAGTACTAGCAACTAACGGCAACATTGTCTTGCGTAGTGGTAGGCAGGTTGGTAAGTCTACAGTAATCTCTATCAAGGCTGCTGAGTTTGCTATTCAGAATGCTGGCAAGGTCGTTATGGTTGTGGCTAGTGTAGAGAGACAGGCTTTGTTATTATTTGAGAAGGTTTTAGGTTACTTGTATGATAATTATAAGGGTGAGATTAAGCGTGGTAAGTATAAGCCCACTAAGCATAAGTTACAGTTAAAGAATGGTAGTGTGATCCATTGTTTACCTACTGGTTTGTCAGGTTACGGTATCAGGGGTTATACTATTGACTTGTTAATTGTTGATGAAGCTGCTTTCGTAGAGGATGCTGTTTTCACTGCTATCACTCCTGCTTTAGCTATTACTAAAGGTGACATTATTTTACTAAGTACTCCGTTTGGTAAGCAGGGTTACTTCTTCCGTTGTTTTAGTGATCCGAGTTTTACTTCTTTTCATGTTAGTAGTGAGGATTGTCCTCGTAAGGATCAGGTCTTTCTGGATCAGGAGAAGGAGAGAATGACTGTATTACAGTACAGTCAGGAGTATTTGGGTGAGTTCGTTGATGAACTGAGACAGTTTTTCCCTACCGAGTTAATCAAATCCTGCATGACAGCTGAGAAGGTTGGTTTTAATAACATCACACCACCTGTTTTCCTACCTTCTCAGCCATGTTTCTTAGGTGTTGATGTTGCTCGTATGGGTGGTGATGAAACTGTCTTATACAGCCTTCAAATGCGTAAGGAGACTTTATATGATGTAGGATTAGATATCAGTAAGGGTACTAAGTTAACTGATACTGTACGTTTAATCTTAGATTACGATATGAAATATAACTATAAGAACATTTACATTGATGATGGCGGTATGGGAGTAGGTGTGTTTGATCCACTTCTGGAACATGACCAAACTAAGCGTAAGGTAGTTGCTATCAATAACAGTGCTAGGGCATTAGATAGGGAAGCTAAACGTAAGAAGAAACTGTTGAAGGAAGATTTGTATAACAATTTACTGGTCATGATGGAGAGGGGAAGGATTAAGTTACGTGAAAGTAACGAGGTTCTGTTAAGTTTGAAGAGTGTACAGGTGGAGTATACTCATAAAGGTATGCGTATCTTTGGGAGTTATACTCATATTGCTGAGGCTTTGATTAGATCTGCTTGGTGTGTAAAGGCAAAAAGTTTAAATATTTACATTTATTAACAGCGTATATATGGTAGATACAGGCATATTTGCAACAACGGCTGAGGTAGCTCGTAAGGCTGGTGCGAATGCAAGTGCTACTTCTGTTGCTGAAGCTTACGTTAATGATTTCATGACTCAGGCTGAGTCTTTGATTAATGTATTGTGCCGAAATAACTTCTCAGATTCTTATAGTACGCTTAATGCTGATGTAAAGGGATTACTGAAAGAGGCTGCAAGTAATATTGCTGCCATATATGTAATTCAATATGACATGAGTGGTTTCACTAGTCGTATTGAAGCTGAGGATATGATCAATATTTTACGTGATGCTGCTTTGAGGGCAATATCTATTTTACGTGATAAAAAAGCACAGGACTTCATCAATGGCGCATGATTTCACTAAATTCCCTGAACTTACTAATGCCCAGATGGAATTTTATTATTTTGCGAGTCCTCATAAGCAAATCACTGAAGATTTCCGCGCATTTTGCACTAAGGTAGTTGATGGGGACACAATTCACGTTGATTGGCGGGAGCGCAATTTCACATTCCCTGTCAGATTTCTTAATACTAATGCTCCTGAGATGAATGAAAATGGTGGTAAGGAGAGTAAATCATGGCTTGAGAAACAGATCTTGGGCAAGGATATTGATATAGAAATCAATCCAAGTAATCGTGTAGGTAAATTTGGGCGGATATTAGGTACTGTACGTAGTGGCGGTATGGATATGAGTGAGATGAGTGTCATGTTAGGTTTCGCTACTCCTTTTGATAATCGTAATGAGGGAAAAATTCCAACAGCTGGGGAGACGTTAAAAAGTGGCTCTTGATTTTGAAGGTGGCGGTTTATTTGGGAAGAGAAGAAGTACCCAGCAGTTTGATTTAGAGAAGGAAGATATCAAATATGTACATCATGATTTCAGTGGCGGTGGTGAAGAGACAGTTTACACTGTAACTACAGGTAAGACTTATTGGATAACTGACATGATGTTGATAAATGATGACGGTGTAAATCCAAGTCAGACATATACGATTAAGTTAGATGACGGTGTGTTTATCGTTGAGAACGTATTATCTCACAAGACTACTCAGTTTAGTTTTGACATACCTATTCCTTTAACGAGTGGGAAAACAATTAAAGTAACAGGTGGAATAAGTACTGTATTTTTTGCAGTAGTGGGGTTTGAGAAATAGAATGCCAGAGACAGATATAGGGAACGCGGATTATGGAGATTTTAAGAATACGATTACTGATTACAGTATAACTCCTGAGAGTACTGACAATGCTGATGACCAGAAAGAGACTTACTATGATAATTGTGATTGGTCGAAATGGTTTGGTTATTATAAGAAGATCCCTGAGTTAGCTAGTGCTATAGATGCTAAGGCAACATGGACTATTGGTAAAGGTTTCAAGAGTAGCGAGATAACTACTATGACTTTGAATTCTTTAACAGGTTGGGGTAAAGATTCCTTCAATACTATTTTAGAGAACTGTGTGCGGACATATCATATTGGTGGGGACAGTTTCTGTGAGATCATTCGTGATAAGGAAGGTAACTTAATTAATTTGAAACCTTTAGATCCTGAGGTTATGCGGATCGTTGTAAATAGGAAAGGTATCGTTAAACGCTATGAGCAAAGGACTACTTTGAAAGGTCGTGAGAATGTTAAGTTTAAACCTGAGGACATTTTCCATTTAGCTAGGAATCGTGTAGCTGACGAGATTCATGGTGAGAGTATAATTAAGGCAGTTGAAGATATCATTTTGATGCGTAATGAGGCTATGGCTGATTATAAGAAATTAATGCACCGTAACATTTTCCCTGTGAAGATTTTCCATTTAGATACTGATGATACTACTAAGATTGCTGACTTTAAGGCTAAGGCAGATAAAGCACATACTCAGGGTGAGAACATGTACATTCCTAAAGGCGCCGTTGAAGTTGAGAATTCTTCTGTTGCTCCGAATGCTACTTTGAATCCTTTACCTTGGATCCAACAGCTAAATCAGTACTTCTTTCAGGCGACTGGAGTACCTCAGATTATTGTAGGCGGCGCACAAGAGATAACTGAGGCTAGTGCAAAGATTGCTTATTTAGCATTCGAGCAAGTTATTGAGGAAGAGCAATTATTCGTTGAGGAGCAAGTTTTGGCACAATTAAATTTAGTTATTGATCTAGCTTTCCCAGCAAGTTTACAGAACGAGTTGTTAGATGACGGTCGTAAAGATGTTGAGAATGGCGCTGTGAGTGGTGAAGATACAAATGTACAGGGGGTAGGTTTAGAAAATGCCGCATAAGAAAGGACATCAACCAAAGAAGAAACCTACTAATCAGGGTAATTTCAGGGTAAATGAAGGTGACAGTGGTGCTGCTGCTGCACGTAGATTTTTCCAACGTAGGTCATCTCAGAACCGTCAACAGCAACCTCAATTAAATCGTACTCCAGCAGGTAATCAAACTCCTGCCAATGCTAATATTAGTTTGGTTGGTGGTGGTGTCGGTGTTGCTCCGCCGCCTCAGTTACCTCAACAGTTACCTGACCCTTTCAATCCTAACCGTCCTTTCGGTACTCAGTTACCGCCTAATGTTCAGAGAGCTCCGAGTGGGAACATAAATATCCCACAGGGTTTCGACCCAAGCGCTACACCTTTCGGAATTCAGGCTAGTGGTAGTGAAGGTGGTTTTGAGATATTGCAGGGTCCTCGCGGTGGTGTGACTACTACAAGTGAAGGCAGTCTAGGTGGCGGTGGTGTATCTAGTTTAGATGCTGGCGGTGTAAGTTTTGGTGGTGGTGCTGATCAGCAGACAGGTGTAGGTCAATTATTAGATGCTTTAGATGCTAATTTCCCTCCTAACAGTACGAGTAATCAGGCTATAAGAGATTTCATTCGTGAGACAATAGATCCGAGTGATCCTTTAGATCGTGTATTGATTGGTGGTGGGATCCGTAATATAGCTGGTAAAGGTGCAAGAGATTTAACCAAACCTTTGATAACTCGTTTAGTTACTGATTTACCACCTACAACTCAGGTAGGTAAATTAATGAACGGTGCTGCTACTGGTAAAGTGCCTAAAAAGTTTACTGGTTTTGGGAGTGATAGTTTCCAGCGTCGTATTAAAGTTAATGAGAAGACTATCCAGCAGACAGATAGTTGGTTGAAGAAATTTTATAAGAATCCTGCTGTCCGTAAACGTTTCATACAGGCTGTAGGAACATATCCTTTAAGTTGGTTTATTAGAGAGGAAGCTTTCCAAACTAACGATTTCGCTGTAAAGACAGCTAAGGAGAGTGGTGACAGTGAATTGGAAGATCAAGTATTGGCTGAGCAGGCTGAGATGTTAAATCCAAATACAATAAGATCTATAGCTGACGCTTTACCTGCTACGAATGTAGCTAGTGCTTTCTTAACTTACGCTAAGCAGGCATTGTTAAAACATAACGTAAATGTTGCTGATCGTGAGCGAAGGAGACGTGGTGAACCTGACGCATTCCAGAAAGTATTAGATGCTCGTCGTGCAGATAAATTGAAACAAGATGAAGCTGACGCTACTGCTGAACGTGAATCTCAGTTAGCTCGTGATGCTGAATTTGCTGCAAGTCGTGAACAAGCTCGTGAAGATGAAGTTCAAGCACGTGATGAAGATAGAGAGATTTTCTTACGTGATGAACAGGAACGTAGAGAGCGTCAACGTAAAGCTGATAAGGATCGTGCTGACGAGATCCGTGACTCTCAGTTGGAACAGAGACGTTTAGAATTACAATATCGTGAAGAGGACAGATTATTTTTTGAACAATTAAGAGTGGAGCAAGCTAAACGTGAAGAGACAAGGAAAGAAAAGGAAAAGGCAGACGAGGATAGATTCGGACGTAGTCGACTCGGATTTGGACTTTTCAAATGATAGATGCCGCTTTAATAAGCACAGTAGGATTTCCCATCGCAATAACTTCGTACCTATTGCTAAGATTCGAAAAGAAGATTGCTGAGAATACTATGGTGGTTAAAGAGTTGGTAATTTATTTAAAGAACGGTAGGTGATATAATATGACAGAGAAAGAAGCTNAGCAACCGGTTGAANAACCGAGAGAGGAAGAGAAGAAAGAACCTTCTCCTTTAGAGGAGAGTAAACAGATATTAGCGGGGTTGAAACAACAAAATGAAATTCTACAAAAAAATATTAAAGAAGCTCAAGAGTTGGCTGCCGAGAATTTACTTTCCGGACGAGCCGTCGGCGGAGTACCCAGTAAGACGGCAGAAGAAAAAGCGATAGATAATGCACGTGCAATGTTGGCAGGCTCAGGGTATGAAGATGACCTTTTCCCAAAATGATTTTTGTAAAAAAAGAATGTGTTAAGTGCAATATTGTTCGTAAATTCCTTAAAGATAGTGCGAG